TAAATTAAATCTTTTATTACATCACCCTTACTAATTTCATCAGTTCTTTCTCTATTAATTTTATTAAATAAATTTCCTATGTGTCTTCTATCTCTTTCTTTCAATTTATGTAATTTCTCAAACGACTCTGGTATTATAATCACTTTACATTTAGTTATTGAAGCTACTAATAACGCAGCTTTTAATGTGCAATTGCCATTACCAATTTTTAAATCACTTTCCCATATTAAAATATAATTAGCACCTAATGCATCACCCTTATCTCTCATATATCCAGCTATGTCAGTGATATGTCTAGCATTTTCCTTTTCTCTTACTTGAACATATCCAAGAGTTTTTAAATATGATTTATCCCATAAAGAAATCATGAAATCTAGGTTAAGTTTCATAGTTTTCAAATCTTCCTTAGTATAATGTTCGGGATTTTTTACCATTACATCATAATTTTTAACATCTCTGTATAATAAATCTGCGATAACTTTGTTTAAAGGTTCTATCCACGCAGTTTTAGTAACAGCTTTGTTAAAATACTCAGGATTTTTTATAACATTTTTTTCTTTCTGTAATTCATGTTCTAAATTTAACATATCTTCATATGTTCCAATATCTAATAATTTTAACTCCATCTTAGTTCCACTAGAAAACAAGTCTTTAAATTCGTCGCTAGTTGAACTACCCCAATATGATCCGTCAAATGGTCTTTCAGAAAGAGTTTTCATTTTACGAGATCCTGTATATTTACAATTAATATAACGTCCTTCAAGAACTTTGTATTGATAAACGTAAGCTCTAATTTTATTCCAATCAACTTCTTTACCATCTAAGATGGAAGTATCTATTTTAATTACACAATCTGGTCTACTCATCTTTATATAACTATTATTTTAATGATACCACAAAGTTTTGATTTGTGCAACATCAGGCTGCATTTTTTCAATAAGTTTCAATGTTCTACCATGTGGTCTATGTTTCCATCCATACCATTTTGATACCTTACCATCTGCATATGGTGGTTCTTTACCAATAGAATAGTATTGATCTAAAGTCATATCAATATCATAACTAGACTCTCTATCTCTTAACCACCAATGTTTATCTCCTCTCCAATCAGTTGCACTCATAATATCTAATGTGTCTGTATCTAATAGGTAATACATGGCCTGAGTTGTATGATAACAATGACCATACATCGGATTAGTTTTATTCTCTTCTCTATACTTCGGTGTTAATAGATCTGGAGTTAAACACTCCTCAAGTTTAACAAGACATGGTGAAAGACAACTCAAACTATAAGGTATTTTTTCATAGGTGAGTTTCATGGTTTTTGTAATCTGCCATTCATCACCTACCTTTTTGTAAGAGTGTCTTTCAAGAGTTGCCATTATGCAATCAGTTCCATGAACTGTGATAGTATCTTCTTATTTAGCTTCTTTGCACTGAGTGATTTTGAGAAAGCTCTTTTGATCTGAGATTTAGTTGCATCTTGTTGAACTTCAAATGTATCTTCATTTGCAAGAGCAGCAGCTGACATACCAAAATACTTTTTGTATCCAGTATTATCTAATGCAATAGATCTTTGTTTCTTCCAAACTCTCATCATCTTATCAGTCATATCATAATCATAATTAGTAGAATTAGCAATGAATCTACGAGCATCACTTCCTTGCATCAATCTAATACCTATGAAATTAACTTCTGGAAATTTCTCAGATATATTCTGTAGTAATACTTTTGTAAGACCAGCCCAGTCATTATCAAAGTTATAGGTTCTACCAAGTTTACGATCTCTCAATGAACATCCATAACTACTCACACTGTAGTGTCCATGTAAAGTTTCACCATCTCTTCCCATATATGACTTATTGTATCCCATAGTTTGAGATTCACCATCAGTTAGAATAATTGTGTTTAGTTTCTCAACTTTGTACTTACTCTTGAACTCTGGAATAAGAGAATGTAAACTTACAATGGCTTCATTCAATGGAGTGCCTGATAAACTTAGTCTTGGATAATTATATGAGTTAGAAGAATTACAAGCAAGACAAAATAAATTTTTACAATGTTGTTCAAACTCTTTAACTGAAGAATCACTGGATATCATATTCAATAAATTGAATGTATCATTGATTCTCAATTCGTAATCTGTAAAGGATTGATGTAGTAACTCACCATATGGCATTTGAGGTATTCTGTTATCATCACAATTACGATACCACTCATTTGTAAAAGCATATACATTAAAAGGAATCTTTACCTTCTTACAAAACCAAACTAAGTTTAGTAATTGTTTTACTGTATCTCTGATAACAAAATTCATTGAACCAGACCAATCAAGTATAAAGATTAATCCATGATTCTTACCCTCTGGAATTACAGATATCTTTTTAAATAAGTCTTCATTGTATTTGTAAGTGTGTAACTTAGTTGTATCGAGGATACCAGTACGACTAGTAGTAGCACGAGCATAAGCTGTCGCAGACTTACGGCACTCGAATTCTTTGACAAGATAGTTAACCTCCTTTTTAGCTGATTGTTTGAAAGAATCGTACTCATCATATGAGTATTGTATTGCTTGATAGTTGTAATAGTGATGTTCCTCTGCTTCTAATTCTGCAGTCTTTCTATTAAAGTAATCCCATACATCTTGAGGTGAAACAACTACGGTATCTGTTTTTACAGATGGAACACTAAGGTATGTTGTCTCTCTTCCCATAGAATTGTCAATTAAACTCTCTAAGTTTTTAGATAGGTTTTTATCTGTGAGTGCTTCATCTATTTCTTTTTCATACTCATCACCACCCTGTAAGTTATCTACTGATATAGAACTACCAGATTCAGTCTTATCTCCATCATCAAATAAAGGATGTGAATCATCTTCACCTTCGGACTCTTCTCCATCCTCATCAACTGATTCTCCAGATCCACTTTGTGGAGTATCATCCATATCTGCATCAGGTGTAACATCTTCAAGTTTTTCTAATTCTTCTTCCTCTTTCTTTTTCTGATCCTTCATAAACGCATGTATCTCTGCAGCTAATTCACAAACTTCTTTAAATGTCTCTGTCTTACCAGTTTTATCTACAAACTGATTCTCTTCATTTGAGAAAACCATATCTTTGTTTCCTTTATAATATAGATTGATACGATCAATTAAAGAAATATCACCAACCTCAAGACCTTGAACCTCAAAGAAATCCTGTTCATGTAACTCCCAATATCCACGGAAGAAAGACTTGCAGAGGCCAGGGAATTTACGTTTGATAAGTTTTTCTATTCTTGCATCTTCAACTACATTGATGAAAGATGAAGGAGCTTTGAACTTTGATATATCTACATTCGGTGTGAATAATGCGTGACCAACCTCATGTCCAACTAACAAGTCATAGACATTGTTAGAAGCTTTATCCCACATGGGTAGAATCAATACTCTACTGTTTACATTGAAACTAGCAGTCTCAACTTTTTTATGTTCTACAATTAAATCCTCTGTAGCAAGTAATCTTGCAAGTTGATCTTTAATTTCAAATTTAACTGTCATGGGTTCGTTGCGTGTATGGCCATATTATAAGACCCCTGGCGGTGGCCAGAAGGTCTTGTGTGCAACTTTTTAAACTGGGCTAACCTTTTACGTGCTTGACGTAACATTTGTGGTTTTTTCTTTCCCTTGTCTGGGCGGCAGTAGGGTTTCCTCCCACTCTCCCATATTTTGTGATGAGGCATCGTTCTTCTCCAACTTATCAAGTACGTTCTCAAAGAGATCTAATTTAGAATGTTTCATTTAAGGTACTGTATCCAGAATATTTATTGTTGGCATCCATCCAAGTTTGCGTAACTCTGTAGTATCAGCACATGTGATGTCTCTTTCGCCTGGCGTATCTTCTTTAATAGGTAAATGACCCATTCCCATTTTCATAGCAAGGTCAAGTACAGCTACTGGATTTCCAGTACCAACATCTATAACTCCAGTATATGTAGTGGGTATTAAAGTGGCAATAGCAAAAACAACATCATCTACATGTATCCAATCTCTTTTATGTCTTGTAAGATAAGTTGCAGTTTTATCCTCTAACATACGATATAACATATCTGGACGACTTACTTTCTCAGCATACACATTAAAGAATCTCATACCCACACTATTTGGTGGTGCTTGTATCTCATTCACTTTTTTAGATATTGCATAAGGATTCATCCACCATTCATAGACAGAGGCTGAACTTGCATACAAACATCTAATATCATTCTCTCTACAATAATCAAATATAGGTTTAGATTTCTCTACATTGTTTTCCCAAAATGCATCAGGATTTTCAAGAGCCTCACGAATAGCAGCATTTGCAGCAAGATGTATGACAACATCATATTTCTTATTTGTTCTAAAATCCCCTATATCATATGGAGCATCATATCCATCTACATCAAATCCTATATCTGTCAAGTGTTCATATACATGACTACCGATAAATCCCTTATGTCCTGTTACTAAAATCTTCATGATAACATCCTACTAAAACCTTTCAATTTT